TGTTCTGTGGCATTGAATACACATCTGCGATTATCGATCCCAACATGTGCCAATATATCATAACTTTCTACTCCTTTAATATATTTTTTTTTACTGCCACTACCATTATTAAAATGATAAATTGTTGTTATATTACTTTTTTCTAATCTTAATGTTGCAGATTTAACTTGTATTCTTAAATATTCGTTTTCGTTCCAAGCAATTAAATCTACAGAATCTTGTTGTGCTAAACTTACTCTCCAACCTAATTCGAGTAATGCACTAGCACATATATATTCGCCTATTAATCCTTTTGTTGTCTCTGCAACTTTCATTATACTTGTGGTATGCCAATCATCTGATTTATACCAAACATCTCCATAATTATAAATGTAAAGAATAAAAGCAAAATTCCACCTGCAATTAATTTTCCACTAAAATTAGTTGACCCTATCTTTATTGCTATAAATTCATTACCTAAAATTCTAAGAATTAATTCAAATGAATTATCACCAACATTAGCTGATACTATTTTTTTATTTTCCAACACTTCTTAAACTTTCCATTACTTTATCGATATTTGGTTCATCACTATTAGGTTTATAAATACATTTATATTGTTTAGGACACCAACTTTCAATCATAAGTTCATAAGTCTTATTTCCACCTTGATATATACACGCTTGTTTTCCTGTAATTTGCGACTTAATTCTTTTTTTTAATCTGCAAGTTGTATATTTAGGATTAGGAGTTACACCTTGATGTTTAAGTTGTTGCTTTGTATATGCTTTAGGTTTGTATTTATAACCATCTGCAAATGAAACATCTGAATTACATAACATTGATAAAGTTAATGGTAATATAACCATATATTTAGTCATTATATTCTCTAATAATAAAACTATTTTGTGTGTTAAATGGTTCTATTGCTTTTGCTCTATCTGACCAAATCATAGCAATTATTCCAATAAAACCTAAAACTAAAAATCCTAAAAAAATCCAACCAATAACCTCAAACATTTGTTGTCGCATCTTTTGTTGTTTATAGACCATTTCTTGTCTTTGTTTTCTTATCTGACCCTCCATAGCTAAAAGGTCACTATATGCACCCGGTCCATAAGTCATATTTAAAAACATCTTTAATTCATATCTTTGTTCTTCTAATTTCTTTTTTGCAGAAAATGCTTGTATTGCAGCTTGTTCTATTGAATTTTTATCAAATAGCTTTTTAAATAATGGTGGGTTTTTAGCTTGCTTTTCTGCATTATCTATATCTGAAACTGCACCCATCCAACGACCTAAATCGCCTGACATTTGCTCTATATCACGACCTATTGCAAAACCTTGTTTGATTGCATTAAATGCTTTTGATGCAACTCCAACTGCTAATGATATAGTTACTGGGTCTATAATAGGTCTCCATTATTTTCCTAAAAATTTCTTGATTGTATCTGTTTCATAAATACGAATGCAAAACCAAATAATGGATAATACTGAACCAATCAAAGCTGCAACTTCTGGCAACATACCAAACAATGAAACACCTGCAGTTGTAGCAGCCGTCATATCAATCGGTGTCTTATTCATGTTAATCGCCCTTTTGCTAACTTTTTACATTTATATTTTTTTGCTCTATATTCTGGATAATAATAAGGAACTTGTCTTGCTATCTGTATTGCTCTTTCAACACATTGTTCTTCTGTTTTGTAAATGTCTTGTATATCTTCTAATTGCATACAATTATTAGGGTTGACAAAACTACATATCATAACAAAACATTTAAACATCCATTAATCAGCTTCCTCTATTGTGTTGCCATCAGCTACCCATTCAAGGATTGCTTGATAGTCTGTGTTGTCAGAGTCTAGTGGCACAGAGTAAATTTTACCATTTATGGTAGTTTTTATTGCAATATTATCTGTATCTTTAATATTACGTTGATATTGTGCTGAACTTATATTTGAATTTTCCATATTTATAACTCCGATTTCACTTCCATATAATCATTAGTGTCAGTAGAAATCATATACCCTCTAAATTGAGTTAAACCACTAAAAGCACCACCACTTGTATAAAAACCTAACGAATCATTCGTTGAATCAGATGTAAAGCTAAACCCTGACGAAGAATAAATTTCAGCATTACCTTGACTAGCTTTTAGTACACCATCAAAACTTAAAGTTGGACTTGCTCTCATTTGAACAGGGTGAAATGCTTTACCTTGAATATCTGTTGTTCCATATGCAATCGCAAAATTTAAATAAGTACTTGGAAATGTTCTACGGTAATAATACCTTTGACACATATTTAGTGTTTCCCCAAAGGATAAATGCTCAAATGGGGTAGCTTGCCCAACTTCTAACTGCACTCCAGTTATGTACCAAGTAGCACCACTTGTGGTAAACCAATTAGTAGAACCAGTAGCAAAAAAATCACTTGTTGCTGTCCATTGATTTAAGTTAGATGTTCCACTTGAGTTTCCAAGACCCCAAACAATGTTCATGCCCTCTGTATTATCTGTTGCCCAAGTACCAGAGGTATCTCCAACAAAAGTAATAGTTATTCTTTGCCAAGTATCTGCTGTGTTAATTGTGTACTCAGTAACGTAAGAACGATTGGTTGATGAATTTCTAAATGCAATAGAGTAGTCACCAGTAATAGAAGAACGTACATAGAATGAAAGAGTTATGGTCTGAGCATCAGATGAACCAAAGTTTAGGTGAGCCATATTTTGTCCCTCTATTCGTTGTACAAACTGACAAAAACCAGAACCAACAGCTGAGTTAGTAAACTTCAAACTATTTTTAAAGTTAGCAGGAGATTCTGTTTCCTGACTCCACCCTAATGTTCCAGTCTGCTTTAGACCATAAAAACGATCAACGCCATATGTTACTGAACCTAATACAGAACCACTCGTACCCCTCTGTGCCACTTGCATTGCACCATTTATGATAATATTTCTACGCCCACCAAACTGACCACCATTTAGACTTGATGCGTGTAATGCAACGGCACTAGATGTAGTTCCTACACCACCATCTTTGAGTGTAACCCCATCAACTGCAACCCCTGCATCTGCAACTTTTTCTGATATTGTTCCTACTGTTAATGTACTCATAAATTACTCCTTAGGGTGCTTGTCTTTGATAGCTTTGATAGTTGTCTTCCAAGCATCTATACCATTATGATAAATGTTATCTAGTTGGTCTGCTATAGATGGATAGGCTTTTGCTCTATCTCTTTGATATTTATTTGCATCATATTCTGCTTGAAGTTCTTTTTGTTTAGCCAATATATCTGCTTCTGATATAGGCTTTGTGCCATTGCACCATTCAATTTGTTTTACGTCATCTTCTAGTATAGCAAATTCAGCATTTAAATTTATAGCTTTTATTGACTGTGCGATGTTTATCATCCAGCTATCTCCATTAATGTTAGTGTTGAATCTGAACTTGATTTTGATATTCTTAAAGTCATTTCGTTTGATGCATCACTTACCTTACCATTTACTGTATAAGTAGTAGCACTAGTAGTGCTTGGAGAGTCTAAAAATATCATACTACCATCAGCAGGAATTGCATAATAACCTATACCAGTTTGGTCTGCATATGCGTCAACTGATTTTTCTGCTATCTGTGTGCTACCTCTTTTGATTTCAGCAAAAATAGCACGTCCTGCATCACCATTTTGGAAAACATCAAAACTTGCATTGACTATCACTAGTATTTTAGATGAAGTTGATGTTGGTGTAATAGCTTTAGATAATCCAGTTGTAATATATGATGCACTATTTATTTGTTTTTCTGTGCTAAGAACTTGTTGAACAACTTGCAACACAGCACCAGTTCCTAAATTAGTGGTTGCTAATTTACTTGCAAGGGTAACATTTTGACTTGCATCAACAGTTACAGCAGTTGTATTAGCAGTTTTTATTATAACTTGGTCATTAGTAGATAAATCTAATCCACTGTCATTATCTCCAGTAGAGTTTACAACACTATTTACTTTTATTTCTGACATTAAGCAATCCTCACTATTGTTAAAAACGTACAACGAGCAGTATCACCACCAGTAATAGATGAATTTTGTAAATTATTTATATTATGTGAAAACTCACAAGTATCTGAAGCAAGTAAATTTCCAAAACCTTGTAAGTCAACTTTTGTCGTTGCATTAGTTGATTTATAAATAAAAGTTCCAGAAAGAGTTAGTGATGCTCCCTCTCCACTATCATCATCTCTTGGTACTGCAGCACTACCTTGTATGGGTACAAAAGTTGAGCCATCTGTTGCGACCCTTACTAATGCACCTGCATCAATAATACGTACTGTTGCAAGATCATCAGTTCGTAGACCTATGCTATAGCTAATTAAATAAACACCATTACTACTACCTAAAAGATATGCATCATTTCCACTATCAAATTTAGACTTTGTGTCATATTTAACAGTACCTTTCCCACCAAAATCTACAGTAGTATTGGTAATATCAGCTACTCCAGTTTGTGCCGTAGTTAAGTCAACATGAAAATATTCTTTTCCTGCTTCAGAAATTTGACCTGCAAAACTTGCATTTTGCGAACTATCTACTGTTATCGCAGTAGTGTTAGCAGTTTTTAAAATTATTTGGTCATTCGTTGATAGGTCTATTCCACTATCATCTCCTGCAAGATTTTGAATATTGTTTACTTTTATTGTTGAACTCATGCTATCACCAAATTTCCACTTAGGGTTAAAGTTACACCAGATGCTATTGAAAGACTAACAAAACAACCACAATTATCGCCAGATGCTATAGTTGTGTTTGTATTTAGTTCTTGCTCGTGGGTTCTAAAAATATCTTTTTTACCATTTGTTGAATCACCAGTTGTTCCATTATCTCCTTGAAAGAACCCTGCACCACCACCTGCTGAAACTTCGGCTGTGTCGGCAGTTTGGTCAAATGTAAATAAACTTATCCAAGCATCATTATCAGCATTTCTAATTTTTAAAATATTATTGCCACTATCATACCATAATTGATAAGCATATTTTGTAGTCGGTTCAGAACCGCCACTACTTTGTGAAACGATTGCTGACCAAGCATTATTTAAATCTGACCTAAAATTAGGAAATGTTTGGTTATCTATTACAAAATCATGTTGAGCCATATTTACCTCTTTAAGCTGCTATCTCACCGAATCCTTTAGCGACATAATCAAAAGTTCTACTTACTGCACTATTACTACTATTATAAAAAGTAATTGTAAATCCACTAACACTTTTACTTGTTATAACATAATAATCACCACTAGCCAAGTTTTGTGCAGAAATACCAACACCCTGTAATCCTTTAAAATTAGGATTAAATGTAATAGCTTTCGATCCTGCACCACTTACAATATCATTATCAGCAATAACTCTATCTGGCATATCAACAGTCACTGACAATGCACTTACACCCGGTGTAGCTTCACTATCAGTTGTAGTTAATATTGCTCTAAATTTAAATGCTCTAGCTTTATAATCACCGACAAAAAACTTTCTAAAATCTGTATAAGTTGGACTTCCAGATGGATCATCTTCAGTTGTTGCTATTTGTAACTCAACATTCGTGTTTCCAAATTCATTTGCATCACCATCAAATAAACCCTCTCTATCATCAAAATTACCAGTAGCATCATCAAATTGAACACCATAATCTATTCTTTCAACTGTAACATTAGCAGTAACTCGACTTGTATAAACTGCACCAACATCAATATAATTATCAAAATCATATGTTCCACTTGATGCCACAGTTCCACCACCACCATCAAATAACCCACCTGTACTATCGAAATTACCTGCAGTTGCATCAAATAAAACACTTGTTCCTAATTTTAACTTATTATCAATAACAACAACATTAGATTTTGCACCACTAAAAGTTGGGTTTTGTGTAGATGTTGCAACTGAATTTAAATCTTTTATATTTTCTATTATTGCAACTGAAGATGTTGCATCTAAACTATCATTTCCTAATTTATCAACTGCCTTAATAAAATATGTCCCTGTCATTGCCGGAACTACTGCCGTATTTGCAGGTCTTGAAACTTTATCTATTAAATCAACTGAATTAGCATATGTTGCACTTGTTGAAGTATCTCTTGAATGTCTTATCCTATAATGTGATAAATCTAAATCTCCAACAGGTGTCCAACTTAAATGTGCTTCAGTATTAATTATATTAATTGAAAAATTTGTTACATTTTGTGGTGGTGCAGTTTTACCCACTATCTGATGTTGATTTGTTACAAAAGGTGATTTACTAAATCTTGAAATTGATCTAACTCTAACATCATAAATAGCATCATCTTCAACATTAATTAATTCAAATAAATTTGCACTTGATTTACCTAAATTTATATAATCACTACTTGTTGTTTTTTTAGCTTGCACTTCAAAATCAATTACTCTTGCACTTGTGCTACTTGCATTAACAACCAGAACAGATATAGCTTCTTCATTTAAAACTCTTAATTCATCTGAAACAGATACAGTTGGTAATGTAACAACAAATGGGTCTGGCAAAATAGTATTATCTTGTTGAAATGCTTTTTCTTCAGCATCCCAATCATAAACTGCACTATTTAATTCTCTTAAAACCAAATCAACACCCATAACAGGTATGCCATTAGCATCATTTTCAAATACAATATTCCATTCACCGACTTCAAAAACTTTAGAACTAAAACCAAATCTTTGATTAGTAATTGATACTGTATCACCTACATTCAGTTGAAATGCTTTTAACTTACAAGGCATATCTAATGTTATCTGTTGTCTGTTTCTAAATAAAGCAATCTTAGCTAATCTTTGTGCCATAGGTGAAGAAGTTGTATATGGTAAATCTAAATCTAAAAAGATTTGCTCACCATTATCTTCGTTTTGAAATGTTGTAGATGTAAATGCAGGATAATCTGCAGCAACATAATTATTAGTTGGTGATGTAAAAATACCTTTAACTGCATTGTAATTATCACGTCTTGATCGTCTGGATTGTAAAGAAATAGAACCTCTTAAATCATTTTCATCTAATGTTACAGTCGGAGCAACATATTTAGCTGCTTTTGTTTTAAATTTACCATTAGAAAAAATAACTGATCCACCCATAGAGGTTAATAAATTTTCTAATATTTGTTTTGGACTTCCATTACTTTCAAATGTTCCATTAATTGTATATTTTTTTTCAGTACCACCACCAGATAAAGTAACATTTTCATCACAAATATTTGCTGCAGTTGTGAAAGATGTATCATCTATTTCTGAAGATGATGATCCAAAACCATAAATATTATCTGTTAAATAGTCTCTTATAGCTAATGCAGGATTTGTTGAATAAACAGTTGTTGATGTTCTAGGGTCAAATAATTTTTTACCTTGAACTATAGCTGATATGTTTGGCAATCCATTTGGAAAAGAATCTGCATCAAATTCTAATCTAGCGTACATATAAGCTATGCCACTTAATTTATGTTGATCTGTCCATTTACCATTACTATCATTTATTAAATCCCCATCTGCTGATTGAGATGGTGATCCCAAATGTTTATTAATTCTAATTAAGTTTGCATATTGAGTTGGTGCAATACAATTACCATTGCCATCTAAAGTAATTGCAACATCATTTATATATATTTGACCAATAGAATTAACTTCATGTGATGCCATTAAAATAACTAGATGAAGAAACTTATCGTCTTCTGTACTTTCTGCAAAACCTAAAACACCTGATACTCTTGTTTCTCCATAAATCATTCTTCTAGCAACAGTTGGTTGCTTAATCATTTGTGTTCTGTTTTGTGTTTCTGAAGCAAAATCACTAAAACTTGGCAATTTTGGTTTTGGAGAAAAACTTTGTAAAGCTGCAGTTGATGCTGCCGTTATAACATATGCTTTTGCAAATAAAACTAAACTACTTCCACCAGTAGCAGGAGCAAGAGCAACTGCTGCAACTGCTGCAACTAATGTTGCTGGATTAGTTAATGCTTTAACAAAATTTTTAAAAAATCCCATTAACTACCCCATATTATTTCTTTATCTTGTAAATCAGCAATAAACTCTAATCCTTTATCTGTTGGATAATCTATCTTCTGATCTTCAGATGTGTATCTTCTTTCTCTGCTTCTTTCTAAGTCAATTAAGCGACTTTCAGCAGTCAAACCTATATTGGCAGTATCACCACTATCTTCAATACCCATTGTGTCCATACGACCACTAAACATTAAATAAGGATCGGAAACAACTGCATTATTATCATCTAATAAACCTAAATATAACTTTGCAGGTCTGCCTTGATATGTTTCATTTAAAGCACTTGATATTAAATCAGATGGTATTCCAGATAGTGTAATATTTATTCCATTAGCTTGTATATCAGCAGTTTCACTTATTTGAGAAACATTAAGAAAATCCCCAGAACCAAAATAAGTTGTGCCACCAAAAGTAATATTTCCATAACCTGTCCAAGCAACAAAATTACCTCCATCAAATTCTAAATCTAAAGCAAAAAAAGGTTTAAGCGAATTACTTTCTAAAATAGTATTTACTGAAGTTGTTAAATCTCTACTCATATCGCTTCTGCTGCTCCAAATGTCATTGAGTAAATACCATCTGTACTAATTGACCAATTATGTGTTGGTGTTGTCAATCTAAATAAACCAACTGCACTTGATACAACAACTGTTGCTCCATCAGATGGTGATGATCTTAAATCTGGATAAATTGTTAAAGCAACTTCACCAGAGCCATTACTATCAGCATCATCTAAAACTTTATATATTCTTGCATTAGAAGTTGTGCCTAATTGAATATAATCACCTGCTTTTAAATAACCAGTTTGACTTGCCGGTACTCCATCAATATTTAAAGTATCTCCAGTTTGACTTGCTCCATTAACTACTGGTGTTCCTGCAGAACTAGATGCAGTTCCTCTAGGTGTTGCACTATTTGGATCACCTAATAGAAATGTTCCATATTGACCATATAGCTTAATAAAAAATGTGTTCCACACTTCTGCATCTGCTCTAGACATAGGTGGCAATGTTATATCAGCTTCAAATCTTTGACCTACATTTTTAAAAACTTGTTGCTCATATGTAAATGGTGATGCAGTTGTTCCTACTGAATTTCTAGCAATAAAATTAACAGATTGGACACCTGTAACTGTTGGTAATGTCAATGGATATGTTATCGCCATCTTTTATGCTCCAAATGCTGATCCGAATTGTCCACCTCTACGTCTAGCATCATAAACTGCACCTTTTGCAGCTTCAGCTATTTGTGGCAACATTCCTAAAACTTCTGTTCTAACTGTTTGTGCAACTCCAGTACTTAGGTTAATTGTTTGGTTAACAACAACTCCACCACCACCCATTTTATCATTAGGAATAATAGAACCACTTCTATTAGGAACAAATAACTCTGCACCTCTTTCTCCAACCATATATGGTTTCCCTCTTTGAACTGAACCACCTATAGCTTTTCCAGTAGGTGTTGTTGATCCAGATGATCCACCTATTGCAGTTGTCACAAATCCAAAAATCTGATCTGTTATATATTTTTTTATTAACATTCTTGCTAAATCACTAATTATAGAGTTAGCCATATCTTTAAAGGCATCTTTAGCTGAAACTGTGCCTTTCATTATTCCTAATAAACTTTCCTCTAAACCACCTAATGCTTTAATAGTCATCTTTTCAATAGATTGAGTTAAATTATCTGTTGTGTCTTGATATTTTTTAACACCATTTGTAACACCATTTAGAACTTGTTGCATTACTGTCAATTCTTTAGTGCTTTGTTTGACGTTTTCTGTCAAATCTTTTTGCCTTGTGCCTACTCTCCTAATGATTTCATCCATTTTAGTAAAATCAATATTAATTTCTTTTATTCTATCAAAGTTTTTAAAAACATCTCTTGTAAAAGGTGAAAAGTCCATAATGGCATTCATAACATCAACCATTGCATTTAAAAATCCTTGCAAAGCTAAAATAACTGTTTTTAGTGATTGCAAAAATTCACCTGCTAATGTTCTTCCAAAAGCACTTACATTTTCATTAGAACCTTTTATAGTATCTAATATTTTATCTTTTAAGATTGTAGCTAAATATTCTAAAGCAGGTGCTAAAGCTGATACAACTTGATCTGTTATACCTTTAAATAATTTACTTAATTTTAAAATAGCATCATTAGCTTTTTCAACACCTTTAACTGATGAACCAGATAATAATAATCCTAAATCATCTGCTTCTTTAAACATTTTACTTAATTCATCAGAGCCTAATTTAAGAATGTTTACAAATGCAACACCCTCACTATCAAATAATTTAAATGCTAATCTAACTTTTTCAGAACTGCTTTCAACTTCACCAAATGCATTTGATAATCTTAACATTTGTTCTTGTAATGGTAATTTAGACAATTCAGTTGCATCAAGATTTAATTCTTTTAATGCACCTTTAGCTTCACCTAATCCATTAGCTGCTTCAGCTAATCTTCTAGTAAATCTTTGTGTTGCCATATCAACAGTACGAATTTCAACACCAGAAACTTCGGCTGCAAAACGTAAAGCACCTAATTCTTTAGTTGTAACTCCTAATTTAGATGCAGTTTTTCCTAAAGTATCAATGCTTTTTAAAGATGATCGAATTAATAAACCAAATCCACCAATACCTGCTAATCCAATTAAACCAGTTTTAACACTTAGTATTGATCCTGCAATACCTTTTAAACCTCTGCCAACACTTCTAAAAGCATTTCTTGTTTTATCTACTGCTGAAAGTGTTACTTTAAGATTTTGGTTTGCCATCTTCTACTGCCTTAAAATATGCTTGCCATTCATTTATATCTGATAAAGTTAAATGTTCAACTTCATCAACTGTTTTGTGTAAGCGATCTGCCAAAGCTAATAAATTAAACCTTAACAAATCGCTTTTTAGTTTTTTTCTTGTTCCTCTAAAGAAACAATATCACCAAACATCTTTGCCGATAGTTCTGCAATTATGCTTACTTGTTCACTCATTAGAAAAGGTTTATCCGATAATGTAAATGCTTTCTCACCATCTTTAGTTTCAGCTTTCATTATTATAAGATCAACCATTCCATCTACAGTCATATCATTTAGAAAGTTTTTATGCTTTCTCTGCAACTTATTAATATCACCTGCAGTTATAGCACTAGCATATAAAATTAATGGAGAATTATCTTCTCCCCATTCTGGAACTTCAATAGTTCTTTTTTCTTTTATACGTCTAGATGCAATCTGTTCACCTAATGACATTAATCACCTCTAAACAGTTGCTGCAGTAAGAGCACCAGAGCCTTGCAATGTAAAAGATGCTTCAACCATACCATCAAATGATGATGTAATTGTTCTCCCTGTTACGATTGCAGTTCCAGAATAATAAGTGTCACCACTTGTTGCACCCTCTGGATAGACTGCTAAAGTTACAGATGCACCAACTGCGAATGATACTTGACCATTTGTATCTGTTTCATCCCAAAAACATTCAACAGAACCAGTAAAGGTTTTTAATCCTGTTAGATATGTTCTTGAAGTGTCACCCATTGTTGTATCTTCAATGGTATCTGCACTTTCTTCTAAACTAAAAGAACGAATTTCAGCGACTGTATTTGAGCCACTTTTAACTGTTCCCTCTGATCCTGCGTGTGTTGCCATTTTTATCTCCTTTTAAGCTGCAGTTTCTACGTCATTTTCTAAGGTTCTATAAATTACCTCAACTGTAAAGCGACCTATGGCAATAGGTTGTTCACCATCACCACTATAGTCACTTTCAAAAGATGTCACTTGTGTATCTTTCGCAAGACTTCCAAACGTAACATCTGATGCAATAGCTTCTTCAACTTCTACTGCAATCGTGTCAAGTGTATTGTCATAGTTGCTTGTCGCTTTAACATATGCTTCAACACCAATTTCTAAAACCCTATTTATTGATCTAGGTCTTGTTAATGTATCAAAAGTTGTAACTTCTGACTTTGTAAATATACATAATCCCGGAAGATTATTACTTTCTAATGGATATATTCTTGATCTAAAAATATTTGTTCCTGTAGTTGTTAGATTAGTCAACCTTGTAACCATAGCATCTCTAATTTGATTCCTTAAATGTGCCACTAGTTTTTCTCTAATACAAAAGTTGTCATTCCAGTTCCATCATCTTGAACAATCCTAATTGTATAACCCACACCTAAAATTGTTATAGCATCACCCTCTGTAGCACTAGAAACATCATCAGTTCTACATAAAAATCGAGGTTGCTGAATTGCAACTCCCACACTACCACCTGCATCAACCTCTATAAATTCGTTATCAAATATACCAGTTATATTAGCAGCAGAACCACCTTGAACAGTATAACTTGCAGTAGTTCCAAAATCATCTACTTCTAAGAATAATAATCGATCTGCTGCACTTTCAACTGCCATTACTCATCCTCTGGTGTTTCTAATGCTTTAACTGCTCTGTTAATAATACTTTTTTTTGTTTTTTTAACTTTAGCTTCTTCTGCGAAACCTCTAGAAATTAATTTGTTTGCAATTCTATCATCAATGTCATGTTCTTCACCTGCAAACATATTACCATTTGTTCCGATATAACATTTTTCTAAAATTTTAATTTTCATAAATACCTCGTAATAGTTAATGGAGGTGATCCGAAAACCACCTCCAATTTATTATGCTAATTAAGCAGTTGAGATTTCATCTGTCTTAGCAAATGATATTGCATTTCTTAATGCAACGTCAACTTCTTGCATAACACTTATAGTCACATCACCAGACTTTGAACCAGAATATGGGTCAACTATGATTGATGGTGCTCCAAATAATCCCACCATTAACTGTGAGAAGTCACCAAAGATCATTGCTGATGCATCTGATCCACCATCACCCGGGTCTAGGTCTGATGGTACATTGTTAGTGAACTCTGCCTTGTAACCATAAATGGCATTCCAAGGGTCATTCAATAACATTACACTATCAGAAGATGCAACTCTAACAGTATTAGCCATTTTAGCTTTTACTTTAGGGTTTGTTAAGAAACCTAATGTATTTGCATTCACAACTCCATTATCTTCTTCAACTAACTTAACAAGGTCTGTTATATCTGCCCAAGTTAAGGCTGCAACGTCTGTACCTGCAGAAATATCTAAATTATTCACATCTGAATTGTTTAGAATTCCAGTTGGTTGTCCAGAAGAACCAGAACCATTTATTGCATGATATTCAATCTTATCAGCAATAGAACGTAAAAGGTCATCTTGAACGATTTGCTCGATTGCAGGAACACTTTCTAACATTAATAGTCTAGACATAGTTGCGAATGCACCTAATGTTCTAGGTTGTAATGTTACACCTGCATCTGTTGGACTTTGGTCTGAAACATCTGCTGCTTCTTCAACAAATCCTGCTGATGCACCTGTTGCAATTTTAGGTATTCTAATTCTATTAGTTAGACCACCCATATAAGTAACACCTAAGTTTGACATTACTTGCTTTGCTCTTAGTGCTTCTATGAACAAGTCACCTCTTTGGATTGTTGGAACAAACTGATCTGTTACATTCTCACCAGAGATACCACCTGTGGCTGCAGTTGTCATAACACCAGAACGCCAAGCAAAATCTGGAACATACATTCCTTGTGATTGCTTACCAGTTCTTTTAGCTATTTCTTCTGACATTTCTCTTTCATAGCCTGCATTTTTCCAATCACCTGTTACTTGTGCTTGTATCATTCTTCCTAAAGAATAAGTTCTTTTTTCTTTAGATGCTTCTTCAATCACATTTACAGGTGTATCGAGTGGCTTGTCATTTCCAATAACGTCTAGAAGTTCACCTCTAAACTCGGCAATGTCAATTCCACGACCTAAAGCAGCTTCACCTAAGTCTGCCTTATTGTGCTTTCTTGCTAAAGTCATTATGTCTTTAGCATTTTTTGATGCTGATTTGGCTGCTTCTTGCCTTACTGCATCAAGATCGATATTTTCAGACATATTATTCTCCTTAATCTGAATGGTTGATTTTAATGTTTCGGAACTAGAACGACCAACACCAACAAGACTTGACTGATCTGCAGGGATTGAGACTATACTAATTTCCATTGGTGTAGTTGCTACACGATAATAATCTTCTGGATCATCTTCGCGTTCTACTTTTTTGTCGACACGATAACCTACAGAAATATTCTGTCTTATCCCATCAACGACATCGTTAAACACTTCCGAACTCTTTTCACCTTTTCCAAAGCGAACAGATGCTCTTAATCTTCGAGCATTTTCGTCTAGTTCAACAGATTCCACAACTCCGATTTGCTTTTCCATATCGTGATCTAATAATAAAGGAGCACGACCAGAGTTTAAAAATTCTAGGTTCATACTTTCTTTTGTATGATCCATAACTTCCATCCCAAATTGTCTTTTTACAGGTTCTTCACTTGAAACACCTACACTAACAATTCTTTTTTCTTCATCAATAGCTTTTTGGTCAAGCTGAATGGCTCTATAATCTAAAGAAATAGGTTCTTTTCTTTCATCATCTTCCATCTTTTCTTCTTCTTTATCTTCATATGAATTTTCATTTTCTTCATTCATTTCTTCAGATGGCATTTCTTTATGCTTTTCAAATACAACTGTAACTGTTTCATCAGTTTCTTGTACATCTACAACGTGACGATTTTCCACTTCAGCACCTCTTTCTTTATCTTTAGCGAATGTATCATAATTTTCACTATTTGTTAAGTTTACTTCACTTCTTTCATCTTCTGTTTTCATTGGATGACCCTCTGGCAACAAATCAGTATCATGTTTGCCACTTCTGTATTTGCCATTTCTAACTGCAAATAAGAAAGAATTAACTCTTGCCATTGCCCATTGTTCAGCAGAACTAACAGATGGTCTTACAGATTGTGGATTAGTGCTATATGCACCAATTCCTCTTTTATAAACTTTAGCTAACATTCCTAAAGTAACTCTTTTTGATTTAGCACTTCCGTGTTCTTCATTATGTTCTTCTACTTTATTTTCTAAAGCAGTTATTGTTTTATCTGGAAATTCATCTTCAATGGCTCTAGTTGCATCTTCATCAATCTTGTCTAATTGCCTATCTTTATTTCTTGCCCAACTTTGACCAACATCACCTCCCCACAATGCCCAAGCAATTCTTCCTGCAGATGGATAACCATCTTCACCGGGACTAAATCCCTCACCCTCTTTATCCACTTCATGCCTTGAAAAATAACTATGCATTCTTCTGACAGTTTCAGCAGACACTTCTTGTTGATTTACTAATTGTCTTGCTCTAGCAACACCAACTTCAGTTCCACCACGACCAAACTCTTTTCTCCAATCAAGACCTTTTTGTGCTTCTTTTGCCATAGCATCAGTTGGAGTTAAGTTTATATCTTCGCCTTTATACTTCGCCATCATCATCTCCACCAGTTACCTCTGGTTCAGCAGGAAACTTTTGACCAAATGGCTCAAATGCCATTGATAAGTTAAATTGGTTTGCCATTTCTTTATCACGATTAATCTGGCTAAATGTTTCCTCTACATCACGACCATAATGTGCTGCAACATCTTGATGCGACATTATTCCGTTTTGTAATCCAACAACTGCTGCATTTATTTCTTTTAATGGGTCAATCCAATTCCAACCACGACCCCTAAAAGAAGTGTTATCGTAAAATTTGTCAAATTTACTTGTGGGGATTGGTATTGTGCCAAAATCCATTGCACTTGATAACCAATCTTTGAAGATAACTTCGGCAAAATGTTGTACCATAAATTCTTGCAAACTCTTATAACCATCTCTTTCATCTAATGCTCCTTGTCTTATAGAACTATAATTAACAGATGATAAATCACTTGATAAAGCTGCATAACTAACATTTAATCCAGATGCCACACCTCTTAACATAGCACTTTCAAACTCTGCAAATCCAGTATTAGGATGATCTGGATCAAACATTTTCATATCATACCCGGCAGGTAATTGGTGAAATGTTCCCGGTTCAACATCAATTAATGGCATATGACCATCATGTAAATCATCACCCATAAAATCATCTGAATTAGGTGTTGTTAACATACCCATTTTAGATGCACCAATTCTAGCAGCAATAATCTCTGCTTCTCTATAAGCACCTAACATCTTTAATGTGCTAATAACAGAAACCATAAATGGTTCACCTCTAGTCATATGAGTTCTAGTTGGCATAAAAATATGAATCATTTCATCTGCAGGAACTCTAATATGTTTTTGACCTTGTGTTTTATTGTAATGCCTATCACCGGGGTGACTTGTTAAAACGTAATAAGCAACAGGTTTGTGATAAGTATCTAATTCAACACCCATTCTAACTTGATTACCATTTTCAAGAACTTCGTTTTTCTTTTCGTCAATCATATCAGCTTCAACTAATTGCAAGCTAAAATTATCTTTATATCTTTTACCAGATAGTTTTTTTATAAATACTTCACCATCTCTTGCTAATGCTTCAATCGCATATTTTTGACAATCTAACCAACTCATACGACCATCAACAGTTGGATTACCTAAACGACCCCAACTTTTCCAAGCATTTTCAATAATTGCATTTCCGGGTCTATCTAAAGAACCATCATCATTTCTTGCTTTAACTTGAAGATGAAAACCTTTATCACCAACAACATTTGTTTTAATTAAATTGATATATCTTTTTGCAAATTCATTATCTCTGACTAATTCTCTTGATCTGTTTCTTAAAACTTCCAGATTATATCTTAATTCACTATCTGCACTAAAAGAAGAACCAATAAAATCACCAAATAAGCGACCACCTCTTGCACCACCATAATTCCTTTTCTTCATTCTTTTTGGATTTTGGTCACGTTTTAAAAAATCAAAAATACCCATTAAAACCTCACCGAAATTGTTGCACCTGTTGGCTTACCTCGTTTAATTAATTCTTTTCTTTTATGCATAGCTAATTCTTTTTTATAATAATTTCTCCATTGAACAAGTTCATCTGGTGACATTTTAGATAAAGAACGACCATTAATAGAATAGGATAATACATCTGCATCTGCCCTACCTTGCAAAACAGTTTCAATTTTATCTAGCATTATCTCTGAATGAGTTCGTGGATCAGCATTGTTAACATCTAGGTCTGGAATTATTTCCCATTCACCAGTTGTTACTACAATCCTATTGCCACTAGATGTTTCAGTAACTTCTAATTGCCAATGGTAATGACCCTCAACATAATTAGCAGTAGCAGCACTATTAGAAGTAAAAAGATAATCACTATCTGAATTTGTACCAGATATTGTTATTTCATTAGCACCACCTGCTCTTATTCGAGCAACATATGCCATTGTGTGAGTGGTATTTGGATAATCAGTTGATAAATCTGTTCTTTTCCATTGGATAAAGTCACCTATTACGAACTGTTCTGGTTCTTCTGTAGGTGCATTGTCTGCATTAAAAAGGTTAGCCACGAATAAATCCCTTTTACAAATATTTTATTTTGTCAAGATACTATAACCTAAAATGCGATTTTGTACCATAGTTTAATTATTTCCACCCATTAATGAAACTATTACCCCTATATCGATTAGGTCTAACAGGTCTTTTAGGTGCTTCTTCTGTTGTTTTTACTTTTTCATTTTGCATTCTATCAGAAATTACGTTTAAATTTAAGTTTAAAATAGATAATGCACCAATCGCATAAACCCTACAATCTAACGCTTCATTTCTAGTTCTAGTTTTGACAAATTCTCGTCTAGGAAAACCTTTATGAAATTTAGTAACAATTTTCTCACTTGATGCTAATTGTTTAAAATATTCATCTGGTCTATCATCTGGAAAATGACAAAAACCTGAACCAACTTCATTAATCTTTAATCTTGAAAAAACTAACTCCTTAATATTATCAACACCTAAAGTAAATAATCTAATTTTACCAATATTGTTTCTTGTAGGTCTAGACACTATTGGTCGACTTTCTCCTGCCATACCTTTTATCGCAAATATTCTTCTACCCTCTCTAGGTCTAACAAAATTATAAACTGCTTGTGTATAGTGACCACCACTATCAATGCAAGCTGATCTAATTTGCATTTGTCGACCATCTTCTGTTTCATAAATATTTTTTAAAATATTTTCTAAATCATTCCATAAATGTGGTGTTGATGGATCACCATATAAAGTTCTATAATCAACACTCCAACTTTCTTCATCCTTACCCCAACCAACAACCTCTAATTCTAATCGATCATCTTGAACGTCAATCCCACAAGTCAAAATCATTATGTTTGCATCTAGCTTGTCACCAAATGGTTCTGCTCTTTCAGCAACTGCATAATCATCTACACGTTCACCTTGATCTTCCCACGTTTCAGCTAAATAGACATTTGTCCAGACCCTTAATGTTTCTGGCATCTTTTTCGCACTTAGAAAATCCCTAACTGCATCAGCTAATGGTGTCCAACTAGAATAAATTCCACTAATATGAAAACCTGCAACACCTTTAAATTCTTCAGTTGCTTTCCATTTACCTAATCTAACTGCT